TCACTCTTTTCGGAACCGTTTTCGCTACCGATGGTGGCAAAACAGGAAAAATAATCTTGCCATCCGTTCTTCCGGTTCCCGATTTCATCCACCTGCACAGCAGATTTCTGAAATAAGATTTTCTCGTTCATAAGTGACACCTTCATCAAAATCCCTCCTGTCTGATTCCAAACAGAATGTTCCTCAAATCCAGCATCAGCTCATGATGGTTTGCATCTTCCCGATGCTCGTAAAAATATGCTACCGTATAAAACACGGCAATCTTTGCAATTGGTTCCTTCTCGAACGCTTCCCGTTCAAGCCTTGCCACATCCATGCAAATGCTCTCTGCCTGAGTGATAAGCTGTAACAGCAGCTCATCATCCTCATCGAAATCAATCCTCAAATAATTCTTCATTTCCTCTACTGTTACCACGCTCTCACCTCATTTCTACATTGCGAAATACATTGCGAAACATTACGAACTCACCGAAAAGTGGTGCCAGCCTCATCAGCCAGCACCACGCTCTTTCATTCTTACTCAGCCATCTTAAGAATCTGCACTGCTTCCGGAAGCACCAGCTTACCATCCACACGCTCCTTTGCCACAAAGCCAACCATACCGTTACCGGCAAACAGTTCCTTAAGCTCAGCAAAAGAACGAACGCCACGGTCACCGATGTTGTAGTAGCTGAAATCGCCGAATGCAATGACCGGCTTACCAGCTGCCACAGTCGGAACGTAAGCAGAAGTCATAACCTCATAGCCAAAGAGTCTGTCCGGCTCTCCTGCCTGTAAGGACGGCTGCCACAAATACTGACCGTTTTCATCCTTAAGCTTACGAAGCATCGCAATCGTTGCATCGTTCATGATGAACTTTGCTTTCTTACGGTACGGACGCTTAAGCGCATACACAAGATTGATGATTTCATCTGCAGTGATTTCCGTTGCACTTGCAGCGGTAACACCGATTTCACCACCACCGTTCTCTGCAAAGATACCAAGCGGCTTACCGGTGCCGTCACCGTTAAGGAATGCATCCTCTTCCGCATTCGCCAATGCTCTGGAGAACTGACGAATCAGATAATTCTCAAGACCGAACGCATTATCATACAAAAGCTCTTCGGTAACCTTAACTGCCACATGGAGCTTGTGTGCATCCAGATTGATCTGGTCAAACTTTGCATCGCCAAAAGTCAATGCCTCACCCTCATCAATCCAAGCAGCCGCCGGTTTAGAGCCTGCAATGTTAATCTTACGTTCACCGCTGGTCACAATCGTAGTACCAAGTCTACGGAAGATATTCTCTTCCTCCAGACCCTCAATCAATCTGGAATCGTACTCTTCCGGTACAAGATAACCACCATCGGCATCAATACCTTCGGAAAGTACGTTTCTGATGTTACGGAAGTTGTTTCTGATAGCATGCAGCATCGCATCACGGTACTCATCGGATGCACGACCGGTCTTCTGCTCCGGAGCCTTGCCACCATTCATCGGCTTTGCAGTAATCGGAGTGTTTACCGGCTTGCTAAGCTCAGCCTCCATTGCCTCCATCTCTTCCATACGGGCAATCTCAGCAGAATAATTCTGCACCTTCTGTTCCATCTCAGCGTAAGTGGCTGCATCTTCTGCAGATAACAGACCGTCCTTATCACGCTTTGTCTCCACGAAAGCCTTTGCAGCTTCCCATGCCTTGTTTCTCTTCTCTCTCAATTCCTGAATACTCATCATCTCTTACCTCCAATTTTTCAATAAATTAAGCCGACTCATCAGCGAATCGGCTTCCACTGCACCTTTCCCAGTGCCGGTTTCTGTAGTTACATTTTTCTGCTGAATCTTACACTTAGCTGCAATCTTATCCATCAGCGAATTGGTTACAGCCGTCTTGGAATACAGCATAGATACCTGTGGAATCTCGATGTTTTCCACATCCACATTCCTCATAATGAGCTCATCCGCAAATCCAAGCTCAATCGCCTTTCCGGCATCCATCCAAGTTTCTGCATCCATCAGATGCGCCAACTTCGTTCTGGACAATCCGGTTTTCAGCTCATATGCATTGATGATGGAATCCTTCACACTGGACAGCATATCAATGGCTTTCTGCATCTCCCCCGAATCGCCAAAAGCAATGGTCATCGGATTATGAATCATCAGCATGGATACCGGTGACATCTGCACCCTATCCCCTGCCATTGCAATCACCGATGCAGCCGAAGCCGCAATGCCGTCAATCTTTACGGTCACCTTTCCCTTATACTCACGGAGCATGTTGTAAATCTGCGCCGCTGCCACACAGTCACCGCCCGGCGAGTTAATCCAGACTGTAATATCACCGCTGCCACTGATAAGCTCTTCCTTAAACATCTGCGGAGTCACATCGTCATCGAACCAGCTATCTTCTGCGATGGTGCCGTTTAGGAACAAGGTTCTCTCCACCGTCTCCACCTGTGTCTCCTGATTCAGAACCGTCCGGTTCTTCCACCTCCAAAACTTCCTCATCGGTTTCCTCCTTTCCGTTGCCTGCCTCTGCAAAAAGACCGGCATCCTTAAGTTTGGTCATATTGCCATTGATGAGATAAAGGTCTCCCCCATCCTCCTCCGGAATACGATCCAGATTTTCCAGTTCCCTGATGTCGTTTGCACTCATCCATCCGTTCTGTCTGCCAATGGCATAACCGTTCATACGGCTCTGATAATCGCCACGAAGAAGCCCATCCACATTGAACTTGACAAAGAACTTCGCCTTTTCCTCCGCATTCAGTAAAGAGCGTACAATCGCCTGCTCCCACCTTGTTACCCATGGGTCTAAGGTGTACTTCACAAACTCCAAGGACTGCTGCTCAATATTAGAAAAGCTCGACTTTTCGAGGTCACCCACCATATGCGGCGGCACCCTGAAAATTCGAGCAATCTCATTGATTTGAAACTTTCTTGTTTCCAAAAACTGTGCCTGATCCGGACTAATGGAAATCGGTGTGTACTTCATTCCTTCCTCCAAAACAGCCACCTTATTTGAATTGGAGCTGCCACCAAAAGCAGAAGTCCAACTCTCCCTCACTCTCTGAGGATCTTTCACGGTACCCGGATGCTCCAAAATACCGCCCGGTGTCGCACCATTTGCAAAAAACTTCGCACCGTACTCTTCACAGGCAATCGCCATGCCAATCGCATTCTTTGCCATCGCAATCGGCGAATACCCAACCAAGCCATCAAACCCAAGTCCCGGGATATGCAACACATCCGACGGCTTCAAGTCCACCATACTTCCCTTCATGGTTGGTGCGTCATCCTTGCTGGTGTTATAACGATAATAAAGCTGTCCCTTATCGTCCCTGTCCACCGTCATTCGGTTCGGCATCAGCGGATACAACGCCACAATCTCTCCCTTACCATTTCTGATAATCTGAGCATACGCGTTCCCCCACAAAAGCAGGTGCGTCATCAAAGTCTCCCTAAACACAAAGGAAGTCATCTCCGGATTCGGCTCATCGTGGAGCAAAAAATAAAGCGGATGTTTCACCGCCTTTTCCTTACCACCCTCTGCATTGTACTGATACACATGTAGCGGCAAACTCGCCACCGCTTCTGACAAAATCCTCACACACGAATACACCGCCGTCATCTGCATCGCCGACCGCTCATTGACATTCTTTCCACTGGAACTTCCCCCGATAAAGAACCGGTACGAACTTCCTGCAGTCGCATTTTGGGGCTTATCTCTTGACTTAAAAATCCCTTGTAATAATCCCATCGTAATCACTCTCCTTCTAATTTAGGGCAAAAGAAAAGCACCTATCCAATGATAAGTGCCCCTCTCATCATCATATTTTACTTAAGCTTCTCGTCTATTTCAGCAAAAAGGTCAGAATATGGATTTATTATATAAAAAGCAAAACTATCCACTTCCTCAAATTTTGCGTTAATGTAGGAACCAACCCAAGAAATAGCTAAATTGGCACCAACTAAAATAGCAAAGGTGAATATACCTTGCTCCACTTGATCAAAACCCGGTAAATATTGTACTGCCAGTCCAGTAAAAATTACGGAAATAAATACACGAATCCATTTGATCCATTTAGGTAGCGTATAATTGCAACGCAAATATAACGCAAGTTCTTCAGGCTTTATACCATACTTATCCGCTTCGTCTTTTATACACATCTTGCATACTTCTTTAATTTGTTCTGCTTTTTCTTCAAGGAAGTTTTTCATTTGCTTTTCCATCTTGCGATTGCGAAGTGCAAGAATAATAAAAACAACGAAAACTACTAAAAGAAAAACCATTGTAACAATGTTCTGAATAAATATACTCAGAACAGATGAAACCAGCAACAAAATTGCACACACGAGTATTACATTATGCAACTTGTCCATATTTTCTGGGTTCTTCTTTAACAATTCTTTTCCTGTTTCTTGGTACAAAGTGCGAATGTTATCGTAGATTATTCGTCTATTTCTCTTCATTTGTTTTTTCATAGATTCCCTCCAATAATTTACTATAAACTATTATCGACATTTTATCCCAATACTTAATATTCAAACAAATAATATTCCTCTTTCATCATACACACTTCCCTGCTGCCCCTGATTTCTGATACATCTATCCAGTGCCATAATGGCAGCCACGATACCGTCAATCTTCTCCTTTGATTTCGCCTTGGTCACCTTAATGTTTCCCGCCGGGTCTGTATCAACCACCACATTCCCTGCCATCCACCGAAGCACCGGATGTCCACCATGCACGACGTTCCCTTCCATCAACAATTTATAGAACTCCTTGGTCGGAGCACTCATTGAAGAAAATCCCTGTCCAAAAGGAACTACCGTAAATCCCATTCCTTCCAAATCCTGCACCATTTGAGTTGCACCCCATCGGTCAAAAGCAATTTCCTTAATGTTGTACTTTTCCCCAAGCTCTTCGATAAACTTTTCAATGAAATCATAGTGAATCACATTTCCTTCTGTAGCCAGCACATGTCCTTGCTTCTCCCACACATCATACGGAACCGAAGCCTGCTTCACTCTTTGCGGTATCGTTTCCTCCGGCACCCAAAAGAACGGAAGCAGCACATACTTCTCTGTCTCATCCCTCGGTGGAAACATCAGAACAAATGCCGTGATATCTCCGGTACTGGATAAATCCAAACCACCGTAACATTCCCTTCCTACCAAGGCGGCAAGGTCAATTTCCTCATTACCTTTCATAAACACCGCGTCTGGAATCCATGCAACCGTACTGGACACCCACATGTTCAAACGAAGCCACTTGAAAGTCACTTCATCTGCCGGATTCTGCTTTGCCTCCCGGTAAGCATCCCGAAGTCGCTCAATGTCCACCGTATATCCAAGAGACGGATTCACTTTGTACCAGTTTGCTTCATCCTCCCAGTCTTCATCATCCTTAAGCCCATACACCACCGGATAGAAGGTCGGGTCAACTCTCCGTCCTTCCAGAATATCCACCGCTTTCGTATGCAGCTCATACGCAATGGAATGTCGGTCGGTTCCTGCCGTCGTAATAATGAAATGCAACGGATTTGCTCTGGCATCCGAAGAACCCTTTGTCAGAACATCATATAACTGTCGGTTCGGCTGTGTATGAATTTCATCAAATACAAGCCCGGACACTGAGAACCCATGTTTACCACCCACTTCTGCAGAAAGCACCTGATAATATCCGGCATTACTGTAATTCACAATTCTCTTTGTTGCAGCCATCAGCTTACTCCGTTTCAGCAACGCCGGTGACATTTCCACCATCTGCTTTGCAACATCGAATACGATGGATGCCTGCTGACGATCAGCCGCCGCACCATACACTTCCGCCGACGGTTCATTGTCCGCATATAACAAATAAAGCGCAATGGCCGCTGCCAGTTCCGACTTACCTACCTTCTTGCAAATCTCAACAAAGGCAGTGCGAAACTGACGGTTCCCATCCGCTTTCACAATCCCAAATATATCTCTGATAAGCTGTTCCTGCCACGGGAGCAGCCAGAACGGTTTTCCCGCCCATTGCCCCTTCGTGTGACACAGGTTCTCAACAAAAGTCACAGCTCTGTCTGCTTTTCCTTTATCATAGTGTGATGTCGGAAGCATAAACCTCGATGGCTTATAATCCGTGAGCTTCGGATAGTCCTTCGGACGCGGTTCCTTTGCCATTACGAATCACCCCCAAGTAATGCCTCCATCTCATCCTCATTGTCTGCTCCCTTTCCAGTTGCAGCAACAATTCTGCTTCTGGAAGACGGTGTAAGTCCAAATTCTGCCGCTGCCTGCATCATCAACTTCTGATTCGTATTTGCGATGCCGACCCATGGTGTCTGCTGCTGATATCCTTTCTCCGTTTCGAAAGTAGAACCCTCTGTATCAATATGCTCCTGCGCTTCCTTCCATCGGGCATATGCCTGACAGTATGCGGCAAAAGCAGCTCTGTCCACTTCTGTCAAAACTCCCATCTGTTTCATAATCTTCGCCAGACGCTTCCACTCCTGCTTTGCCGCAGGCATCAACCAGCTCGGACAAGTCGGAAGCCCCTTGTCAGGCATCGGCTCATTCTGATTCAATTTTCTTTTTCCCGGATTACCTTCCAGCACTTTCTGCGCTGTCGGTTTTGGCTTTCTTCCTGCCATAGAACTTCCCCCTTTCCATTTTTCGTACTATCATTACCCCCCTCTTCCATTTCGCGATTTTGCGCAGAAAAGGGAGCGCCGGTCTTCGTCCTTAAGGGTTCCAGAGTTTTAACTACCCCCTGCCCCTTAGAATTTGTAATCGTATACCGGGCGATTATCTTTACTCCAAGTCTTCCTGTCATGGCACTCTTTGCAAAGAGCTTGCCAGTTATCTTTATTCCACATTAGCTCCGGGTTCCCCCGGTGTGGAATGATATGGTCAACAACAGTTGCCGCCACATATCTGTGTTCTTTCAAATGTTCACAGCAAAATGGATGAGCCACCAAAAATAACTTTCTCTCCCTGTTCCATCGCTTACCATAACCACGTTCTGCAGCTGTCTTCCTGTCCCCGTTCGGATGCAATGCCTTATGCTCTTCGCAATACATAGCACCTGCAGGTACAAGCCTTGCACAGTTCCCATGTCTGCAAGGTACCATAGGTTTCGTTGGCATACTATCAACTCCCTCCAAAGAAAAAGACGCTGCAACCAAAGTAGTCACAACGTCTTATCTATTATCTTCATTCTAATCATATCATACCTAAGCATTCACTTTCACTGTCTTTTACTGCCCTGTTTCTGACTTTTGAGCCCATTCCGGAAGTACCAATGCTTCCAACGCTTTTCCATGGAGTTTGTAGATATACCGCTCATTGTATCTCATATACTTTGCGATATCCTTCCAGTCTCTTCCGCAAAGGTATCTCTGCTCCAGTAAGGTCTTATATTCCTCATTTTCAAGAGCATTGATAATACCGTAAACCTCTGC